TCTGCTTGTTTAGTTTCTGGGTCATAACCGAATTTAACTGACTCATAATCACCATCAAGAGGTACATCTCTATAAATGCCAGAGCGTATTCCTTCTACAACATGGTATCTAGGTTTAATAACCTCGTGAGCAACCCCCAAAGCATCGTTAATTGAGTTAGCTGATGGATCAATTAAGAATTCTTTAGGGGATATAGGCTCGACATGAACATCAATAGCTGGGTATTCAACAACAGTACGAGTTGTAGCCATAGTGCCTTCAATAGTTTCTTCTACCGGGGCCCTTTCAATAGTTTGTTTGACCACAATCTTGCCAATACCTGTGCCATATATAGCACTATTCAAAAAAACTTCACAAATTGCATCTTTACAACCTGTTTTTTCTAAATCTTCTTGCAATAAATTACGCACATACTCAGCATCACTAGGATCCTGGTCTAAATAATCATCTTGTATATCAAACCATTTTCCCCTGCCAAAAGTTGCCTCTTCTAATTCAGCAACAGATGACTCAACTGCTTGTTGTAATGCTGGAGATATAAGTTTTGATCTTTCATTTGCTCTAGTTTTATCTTCAGCAGACCAAATACCTCTCCACAATCTGTAATATTCATCCCACATAGGAATGTAATTAATATTTCTATGAGTTCTCCACCCTTCAAGACGATAACTTAACCAACTAGCGAGTGCTTGATATTTGTTTTCTTGATTATTCATAGGGGTTCATTTATTACTCCATTAATTTTAGCCGATTTTAACAGTAATCATTCTTAATTGCAAGTGATAATCGTTCTCATTTAATGAATTGACCGATTTACTTCTTCAACTGCAATTAAACCATCTACTAACATTTTACAAATTGTCAGATCTACCATCTCTTCTCTTTCGGTTATATCATCAGGTATATCTTTTGTTAAATTACTAATAATTTGACAAGCAACAATGTATCTTTCTGCTAGAGTTGTATCATCCGCACTATATTGCAGCAACTCTATCATTTCTTGCTCAGTCATATCTTCTTCAAATATGTCTTTAATATCCAGCGACATCATCCAGTACCTCCCAATCATCAGCCAATTCAATGCTGTGTGCAAAGTCTGCTACACTCACCTGGTCTATATAGGCTAAAGCATCGAGTTGGTCATCATGTGCTAAGTGATTTGGAAAGTCATTAAGCTGACCTAGAAACTCTTTCCAATCTTTTTTGTCATTAAAGCTAACCTGGCCATGTTCCATTCGGCCTTGTAATGCCCAAGTAATGCGTTCTGTTTTCTTTTTTCCACCGTGCCGCAGCTCAACAATAGTTACCCATCGTCCTGCGATACGCATCTCATCTTCCAAGTAAGGTAATATAGCGTTTCTTAGTGATCCCGTTTCGATGCCAACGGTTGCTGCTTCTACCTTCATCGCAGATGAAAGAATTTTTTTGGCGGTTTCTTTTACATTCCACCGACCATGTAGTATGTCTTTGACCCACCACTTATCACGATCTATTTTCACTATCGCAATAGCCGTTTCGTCTAATCTTGATCTTTTTAAATTGCGTTCTTTTTCGATAGACTCAAAACCAGCAGGATCGACTGCTATAACATACGAGCCTTCTTCTGGCTCCTCAGATTTCTCAAACCACTCTTCTTTAAATATGCCGCCAGAGTTAGTTTCAAAAGATGCCTCAAATTCTTGCCTAAATGACATAGATGACATCGTTTTACTAGCAGCCTTTATTTCGCTGTCAGGTATAAACGGATTATCGGTTGATGTAAATTGAAACGCATCCCAATCGTCATCTTCAAACGCATCTCTATACAAATCGTAAAAATGATTCTTCCCGGCAGGAGTTCCGATAAATAAAGCACCACCTTGCACATCTGAAAGCGTAGGTCTTATGATCTGTTCCCAGACTTGAGGCTTCATCGAAGCATACTCATCAAGTACGCAGTATGCCAAGCCAACGCCGCGAAGCGTGTCGGGCCGATCGCTGCCCTTTAAATAGATTTTTCTTCCATTGATCAAAGTGAGTACTGCTGTATTCTCATGGGCTTGTGCTATGAGGTCTTTACCTAAGTCTTTTAACATTGCCCACATAATATCTTTGGCTTGTTGAAAAGTAGGCCCTACATAAAAGACATCTTTAGACTCGCTTTGTATAGCGTTAATGAGTAATAACCAAGCAGAAAGGTAGGACTTTCCAAATCGTCTTCCTGCTGCGACTATTTTAAATCGTTTTTGTGAATTAAAGATCTGCAGCTGTGCTGGATGCAAATCAATGTTAAGTTCAGACATCTTTAAATTTATCAGCTATAGGTGAAGTGTTTATTGTAGCTACAACTTCATCATCACTCTTTTCTTCTGGCTCTACTAACTCAGCCTCGTTATATTCACTAGCTTTTTGTTCAATAGATTCAATAGAAGCTACATTAATAATAACTTGGGCATCATTTTTAGTTCTATTTGGATCTATAGCCTTTTGAACTGGTAAAATTCTATCCATACACATCTTCAAACAATGCACATCACCTTCTTTTGCTTTTGCTAATACCGTTGCTACGATCTCTACAGCGTTCTCATTCATGAGTTCTCTAGATAGAGCTGCATACTTATTCATCGTACCTTTAGGTTTACCTGCAGGATTTAAAGATGGCATCCCTTTATAAAAATTAGGATTACCTCTTTTCTTAGGCTTATCCTCTTTATCTTCAAAAGGTGTCTGAGGTGCTAAAGGTGGTGGTCTTTCTGACATATTAAATGCAAATGATAATTATTCTCAGTTAAGTATAACACCTAAATGATCTAAATAACTTTTTTTTTCAAATTTCGTTTTTTGTGTAGTGGGTATAGGCCTAAGCAAAAAGTTTTAATAACAGGTGGGTGGGCCCCTGTTAATAACTTGTTAATAACTTGTGAGTAACTATGTGGAAAACTTGTTAACAACTTGTTAGTAAGTATGTTAATAACAAGATCCGAAATTTTATTAAGAATAAATAATATTTATTGCCAGTAAAAAAATAATAGCTAGAAAAATAATATTAAATATTAGAATTTGAATAAAAAAAAGTGTGATATAGAATATTTTTTATATTTTTATATCATTTGAATTAATAACAGATCTAAAACCAATTAAAAACTAATACAGTTTTAAAGCTTTATATTTTAGTTTTAAAGGCTATTAAATTAATTAGATAACTATTAGTATTAAGATAATAAAAAACTCCCGTTAAGGGTAAGTTTTTTTTATCGTAAAGGGTATTTACTAGAATAGTTTTAAGGGTATTAAAATAATACCGATTGTATATTAATTTAGATTCGATCTCAATAAGAATTAATTAAAAAAAAAGGGCTTAATTAAAAGCCCTTTAATTTAAATCTATTACTATTTATTGAAAGTTAAAAGTACTAGCACCAATATTAAGATTATTTAGACTATCTTCGATTGATTCCATGTTTTTAAAATCTCTCACTAATTCAACACTTACTGAATAATCAGTATTACATTTAACACAATACCAATATTCAGAATAGACCCCTTTGGATTCGTTAAACTCTAACTTACCATTACAATTGTTTTTTATACATTTACTCATAATAATATTATCCTTTAATGATTTAAATAACTAATGTTTTGAATTGAACTATCCCAACACTTGCGACATTCTTTACATTGTCCGTTATTCTCAAAACTTCGACATGTCGCTTTATCTTTATCAGTTGTTACAGTTGAAGTATTTTTATATATAGGCGCTTTACCATCTATAAACGAACCACTCAAACGAATAATTAAATTTTTAGGTATATCACCTTTAAAGTTTTTAATTATGTTTGATTCTTTAGTAGGTAACCAATGTTTTATATTGGGTGTAGATTTTGCAATATCTACAATTTTTTGTAAGTGTTCCATGCTTTGGATATCACCACTATCATGCCACCGAAATAAACCACTATTAACAACCTGTTTTTGATGTTTCATTATATAAACCATAGCATTGACCCAGTCTTTAGAAGTTATCGCTTTTAATCGCTTATTTTGGGCCTTCTCAATGTTTTTTGAATATCGGACATAATTACCTTTTAAAGCATAACAATCCGAACAAACAGAATTTTTAATTTTTCTTAATTTACTTCCAGTTATACAATCCTTCGCACTTATTGAATAACTGATTGTCGGCATTTTTGAAGTAACTGTATAACCTCCAATTATTTCAGTAGCTTGTTTTAATGTTTTGATTGGTATTGTTAGATTGTTTTGTATATTCATTTTATCCCCACATTTAATTGTTTTAGTTTTTGTAATATAGAACGAAATAATTTTGTTGTCAAAACTAATTTATCATCATAATAAACTTCATATATTTTTGCTAATGCATTTTGACAAACTTCTATATTTACACCATCATTTGAAAATAATTCAATAACATTATGATTATCATCAAGTAATTTTTTTAGTTTTTTACTACTGTAAATGGTATGTTTGAATATCATTTTTTACCCTCTAATAGTTTAATTTGTTTATTAATATAATCGCTAACCCTTGACCACATAAACGGGTCAACACATCGCTTTTGGTTGAGTTTATTATTAACAAAACTTTGTAAAAATTTAAGTGTTATTAAATCCATTATTTAACCCCCCTTTTTTTAATTCCTAAAATTCTCATATATATAGGAAAAAATATCATTGAAAAAATAACAAATGAAAAAAGTATTCCAAAAAAGAATACTAGTAAATGCACTATCACACTATTAAAAATTAATTCCATTTTTATACCTCTATAGTTAATTGTCAAAATTGACATTAATAATAATACAGTAAAAAAATACCTTTAAAGCTTTTTATATACTTTTGTATTACCAAAGGATTTATGATTAGATCTATTATTTATTTAATATTTGATTAGATTTTTATAAAATATTTTTTTAAAAATTTATTTATTTAAAAATTTTTTCGGATCATAAAATTATTTAAATACATATCTTATAAATACATTACTGGCTGATCCTAAAAGACTTAAATAACCTAAACAGTCTAAATAACCTAAATAACCTAAATAACCTAAATAACCTAAATAATTTAAACCATCAAAAGTTGCTACAGGCCTTCCCAGGATTGAGCTGCAGTCATTTAACCTATGGTTAAAAACTTTATAACCTATGGTTATTAATTTAACAACCTATGGTTATTAATTTATCGTTCTACACTTTAGGTTTGCTTTTTAGATCAACATAATTTATACTTAACACATCCCAATAAACCTGTTGGGTGTTAACTAAGAGGAAAAATTATGAAAACTAAATATAACATAACAGAAATAAACCCAAAAACTATTAAGCAAGTTCGCCAGATGATCAAAGATTCATTGTCAGTTATTATGGAAGATAACAACCTAAGATTTGAATTAGGTAATGCGACTTATGATGATGACTCATTTAAGTTTACTGGTTTCAGAATCTCACTTGCTGATGCTTTAACTCCAGAGCAAAAAACTTTAAAACAAATAATAGACATGAGAAGAAAAGCTGATTGGTTAAAAACAATTGACGATACTAAGATTGCTTGGGATAGAAGTGTTGCTTACAAATTAGTGGGTTACAAATCTCGTGCTAGAAAAAAGCCTTGGATTATTGAGGGTGTTGAAAATGGTCAACAGTACGTTGCATCAGATTCTTTAATTGAAAGAATGTTTGGGGAGGACTCGTAATGAATGTACTCAGTCTGTTTGATGGAATCTCTGGAACTCAAGTTGCTTTAGATCGTTTAGGTGTTAAAGTTAACAATTACTATGCCTCAGAGATTGATGAATATGCAATGAAAACAACTCTCAAAAATTACCCCTCAACAATTATGTTGGGGGATGTTAAAAACTGGGAAACATGGCATTTAATTACAAGGCAAAATTTAGATTGGTCTTCAATTGATCTTGTTGTCGGTGGTTTTCCATGTCAAGCATGGTCAAATGCGGGATTGAAACAAGGCGATAAAGATCCACGAGGAATGTTATTCTGGACAATGCTTGATGTTATGAAGTTAGTACTTGAGAAAAATCCAAACGCTAAATTCTTAATGGAAAATGTCAGAATGAAAAATGAGTTTGAAGAGTACATTACTTTTCATACAGAAGAAGCCCTTGGAAAAGTTAATAAACATCTGATTAATTCAGCTTTAGTATCTGCCCAAAATCGTAAGAGATTTTATTGGACTAACATTGAGGGTATTGATCAGCCAGAAGATCAAGGATTGTTGTTGCGTGATGTCCTTGATTACAGTTGTGAAGATACTTTATCTGAAAAAGAAATGGCTTTTATGTTAAGAAGTGAAAGCAAGACAAAAGATCTTCCAAGGCTAAAAGCTAGAGCAAGATATGAAGATCAAAAATCAAATACTTTGACTTACTCTATGCACAAAGGTGTTCCTTACAATGTAATAGGTTGGGTTGATCGAGATAAAAGTTATTGTATTGATGCTAATTATTATAAAGGTGGCAATCCAAAATCTTATTTCGAGAAAGGTCGTAGACAATTAATATTTAATCGTCCATGTGAACTCCGAGATTTCGATTCTAAGGCACAATGTCATCATATTGCTAATGCTACAGACATTAATGGTAATGAATCAATTAAGAGGGTATATGCTGATTCTGGAAAGAGTCCAACATTAACTACTATGGGTGGTGGACATCGGGAGCCAAAAGTTTTAATCATTCCACAAAAAGTTAAAGTAAGGAAATATGAAGTTGACATCCCTAAATTGCAACAGACATTACGGGATCACAAAAAAATGACAATTTTGACTAACAAAAATCTTGCTGATCTTTTAGATGTTCCAGTTACAAAAGTTGAACATTGGTTTAGGACTGATTCTAGTTTTGCAATACCTAGTGAAGACATTTGGTTTAGGTTAAAAGATTTGTTAGTGATTAAGACTGATGAGTTTGACAAGTCAATAGTTTGTTTTGAAGTTAGAGATGGTAAGTTTGATATGGCTGATCGAGTTTATAGTCAAGATGGAAAATCACCAACAATAGTTGCAAGTAATGTTGCTAAAGTTATGGATCAACCAACTTATAGAAAGTTAACACCTACAGAATGTGAGAAATTACAAACATTTCCAATAGGCTATACTGAGGGTATATCAAATACTCAAAGGTACAAGGCTTTAGGAAATTCTTTTACAGTTTCCGTTATACAACATATACTTAGCAATGCTTTTAGTTCTAATGTTTAGTACCAAAAGCGTATAATATTAATCAACCAGAGGAAAAATTATGGACTACAACCAATCACAATTAAATGCTCGTTATGATCAAGATGATAGAAATGAGCAAATCTATTCGATGTTTGAACTTTATCTTGCACAAGATCTTTCATTGTACAAACCACATGAAAGACAAAGTATTAATTCATTAGAAGATTTCATAGCTGAATCTAAACAAAGGTATCAAGAATTTGAGATGTCTGGCGATGTCTGGGATTTCTCAGATGATGTAGTTGAAGCCGTTGAAAATGCAATTGTTACATGCAATCAATGGGATATAGAAAGACAACAAAAAAACGGAGGTTACAATGGGTAGAATGAGCGATTTGCATATTGAAATGCAAGAAGATGGTTTGTTGGATGATGAACACAATAATCCTACACCAGATGAATTACCATCAACGGGTCTAATTGACGATTGTAAGAAGATTGTTGAATTAGGCGAACAAATGAATACTGAAAAAATAAACTACTCATTTAGGAGTATTTTTGGAGGTCATTCGTAATGAATAATCTTATTGATCAAATAGATCTTGAATCACTTACTTTTTATTACAAGCTTGGGGAGTACCCAGACTTAGATACTTCTACTGTTCGTGGTGGTAAATATAAAGATGGGTCTGTC